CAGGATCCGGCGGACAAGTTCCTCCATACTTTTTTAAACTTGTAAATAAAATTAAAACACTAGGTGATGATGTAACTCAAACTCAATCTTTAGCAGATAGGCAAAAAGTTACAAAATATAAAGATTTTGAATTAACAGAAGATGTTACAACCGGACAACAAACAATTCAAAGAATGAAACTGGTTGATGATGTTGATGCACCTAGTTACTATGGTAATCCTTTAACCGAAGAAACTTATATGAGCTACACACCTGGTGAAAATATTATAGGTAAAGGCGGTAAACCTGTTAAGACACAACCAGAGTATGAAGAAGGCACAGCTTATTTAAGAACTGATAGAGAATATGCAGGAGAGGTTGTTGATGAGATGTCTGGTATTTCTGATGATATATTTAAAGAAGTAGGGGAAGAAGTACCTGAAGCTATTAGAAAAACAAAAGCAGACGCAAAAGCAGACGGCGGCCGTATTGGTTTATTTTTAGGCGGTCCATTAGTTAAAAATCAATTAACATCAGGAAAAGGATTAGCCAGAGAGATGTTAAAATTTATGTCTAAGGGAAGCACCAACGCTAAAAGCCCGGCAGAAATATTAAAACTGTACAATCCTAAACAGTTTAACAAATTATTAGACAACCCTGCGTATACCGGTAAAATTAGTCCTAAAACTGGAGAAACTGCAGATGAAATGATTTTAAATATAATTGATCAAACAAAAAACGATAGATCTAGTATGGTGGGTGATCTTATAGGAAGTGCAAGAAAAATTAAAAAAGTAGATGACGATATTGAAAAATACAAACAAACAATAATAAAAAAAATGTTAGATGGTGGCATAGATGAAGACACAGCATATTCGTTTGCAGAAAAGATGGCAAAAGAAATGAAAGAAGCTGCTGCTCCACAACTAACATCCTCTCCTCCTAAAGTTACAGAACAAGGTTTATTAGAATTAGAAAACATACAAAAAAATTTATTAACTAAAGATCGTCAGCTACAAGCAACCGGTGGCTTAGCTACTATGTTAGGAGAATAAATGGACGACATTTTAAGTCAAATCATAGCCTACGCTCCTGATAAAATAGACACAGAATTAAAAGCAAGAGCCCTGGTCCAAGCACCACGGAACATAGACCAAGAACCACGGAACATGTACAACCAAGGTTCATCCGTAGATCATGCAGTAAGAAGCGTAGATCCAGAACGAGATTCATTTAAAAAAATAAGCAACGTACTAGGTGCTTATAGAAGATATAGAAGAGGCGAGAAAAACCCTGCATTAAACTTTAATCAATTCTTCGAGTTATATTCAACAGAGAATTTCGCGACCGGTGGATCAGCTGGTCAGCTAGTACAACCCAATGCCGACGGATCACGGCCCGGGTATGGTGGTCCAGGTAGTGGTGCTAAACCAGGAGTCAGTAAACCTGTTGGTCCAGGAACTGCAAATCCAAATTATGTTTCACCAATGAAAAATCCTGAAACTGTGGCTAAACTAACAAAAATAAATAGATTAAAATATCAAAAAACACCGGTTGGTGAAAGATTACAATGGATAGCTAACAATGGTAAAAATTATAATAATCCTGAAAATTTTATTAAAGCTTATGAGAAACATTTTAATCATAAAATAGGATCTAAAAAAGATGTTCTTTTTAATACACCAGGTAAAAAAGCTCTTACACAAATTGATAATTTAATGAATACAGGAAGAGCTGCACAAGATTTATTTACACTTAAAAAAGGATATAACGAAGAAGAATTATTTAAAGCTTCTATGATTCAAAATAATCCTGAAATAAAAAAAGAATTTAAAACTTTATTTAAAGACATACATAAAGACGTAAGTTTTTATTCTGAGTTAGGACCAGAAGGTATTGTCGAAAGATTAAACAAGGGTAAATTATTAAAAGAATTTGATTTTATTAAATACGGAGTAGGTTCTGGAATTACAAGAAATAGTTTATTAAACACATCAGGAGTGCCAACAGAACATTTAACTTCTTATCAAAATGTAAGAAAACCATTACAGTCATTGTCACAAATTATAGAAAATTTAAAAAACCCATCTTTTGCAAAACAATTTAAAATTAGTCCAACAACAGCTACAAAAGTAAGAGGACAATTAGAGAATTTTTTTAAAGGAGAAAAAGGACTTCAAACAGATATAAAAAAAATAAATAATCAATTAGGTGATGTAAAATTTAATAATATATTTGGTGGAGTAAACTTTGAACACACTTTAGCAAAACAATTTGGAAAAGATTATAAATATCTACCTAGAAATTATTTATTAAAAGGTCAGTTTACAACAAAAAATTTTAATATGATGAAAAAAGATGCGTTTGATTTACCATTAATTAAATTAATGAAACAATACGAACAAGGTAAAGTTTCTGGTGCAAAGGTGCAAGAATTTATTGATAACTTTAATGCTAAAACAAATAACTACGCTGATTTTAAATTTGATGTAGACAAAGGAAAACTTGGTTACACCGATACAAAAGTGTCTTACGATTTAAGTAGATACGATAATCCAAATGTTGCACGACAGGAATTAATTGACAATATTAAATTAACACAGTCTAACATTTTTCAAAAAGGAATGAAAGATACGATAGGGTCAAGTAATCAATTAAAATTATTTAAATCAAAAGAAGCTAAAGAAATATTATCTCAGTTAGAAAAACTAGGTTGTGGTAAATCTGCTGGTGGTAGAATTATGTTTGGTAATGGTACAACATGTGCAATAAAAGGTAGAGAAGTTTTAGAAAAAGGATTAAAAAACGGATTTAAAAAATCTGACGTCGGTCTTGCACAAAAAATTTTAGGTAGTGGTAAATTTTTAAAAGACGCTGTATCACTTAGGGGTTTGTTTGGTCCTGCAGCTTTGGCATTTACTGCAGCAGCAGAAGCAGGTCTTGTTGGTTATGATATGTTATCAACAGGTAAATCATTTAGAGAAGCAGTCGGTGATAGTGTATTTAATTATGCATTAGGTGATAAAACTAAAATAGATTCTGTAGAAGAAAGAGACAAAAGAATGGTAGCAGAAGGTATGACTCCAGAGCAAATGGGTAAAATAAAATACTTTGAGTCTATGATGAGTGATATGCAAACCGGTTTTAAAAACTATGATAATATAAAAGACTTAGAGAAAAAAATTGAAGATAACACATTAAATGAACAAGTTAATCCTGAGTTTTTTCCTGATCAAGCTTTTCAATTAGATACCCAACTAGATAAGGCACAAGCAGAAAATCAAGATTATTTTAGAACTAATAAAGTAGGTGAATTAGAAAATTACTTTACAACTAAAGAAGATGGAACAATGCCTTTTGCACAAGGAGCATCAACTTTAGCAGAAGGATTAAGAAGAAACGAACTTGCACAATTACAGTCTGTAGATAACCCACTACAAAGTAGAAAAGGTGATGAAAAAAGATCTGCGAGAATACGAGAACTTATGTTACAAAATCCAGATGTAAGAAATTATATGGGATCATATCCAAGTAATTACGGATTTATGGAAGGAGGCATAGCTAGTCTAAATGTCAATAAAAAAAAATAAAACACAAAATAAGAAAAACCCAACACTTGCAGCTAAGAATCCTGCATTTAAATGGTGGGCAGTGCCCCCTAAAAAGGGACCTCTATCACAGGGGTTGAAATTACCACCAAAACAAGTTAAGAAAGCATAGGAGAAAATATATGGCAGATATAGATAAAGCTCTCCCTAACGAACGACCTGAAAATATTGTTGCAGAAGAGGTTAACGTTGAGGAGATTGAAGACACTGGAAACGGTCCTGTAGAAATTACTGAAGACGAAGAAGGAGCTACAATTGATTTTGATCCTTCAAAAGTTGATATGCCTGAAGATGGCGGAGATCACTTTGCAAATTTAAATGAATTACTTCCCGAAGACGATACTGATGAAATTGGTAATCAGTTACAAAACGATTACATGGAATACAAAATGTCTCGTAAAGATTGGGAAAGATCTTACATTAATGGTTTAGATTTATTAGGATTTAAATACACAAACAGAACTGAACCTTTCCAAGGAGCAAGTGGTGCAACTCACCCGGTACTTGCAGAAGCAGTTACGCAATTTCAAGCGCTAGCTTACAAAGAATTATTACCTGCAGATGGACCCGTTAGAACAATGGTAATGGGTAAATCAGATCCACAAAAAGAAATGCAGGCACAAAGAGTTAAGAATTTTATGAACTATCAGATCATGGATCAGATGAAAGAATATGAATCTGATTTTGATCAAATGTTATTTTACCTACCTCTATCAGGTTCTACATTTAAAAAAGTTTATTACGACGATTTATTGGGACGAGCAGTAAGTAAATTTGTTCCAGCGGATGATCTTGTTGTTCCATATACGGCTACCTCATTAGACGATGCGGAAGCAGTCATCCATGTTGTCAAGATGTCAGAAAATGATTTAAGAAAACAGATGGTGTCTGGATTCTATTCTGACATCGAATTGACAAAACCAACAGGCACAGTCACTAACGAACTTGAAGACAAAGAGAGAGAAGTTGAAGGTGTCACAAAATCCCAAAGAGTAGATCCTTTGTATACAATTCTAGAATGCCACGTTGATTTAGATTTGGAAGGATTCGAAGACCTTGGCCCTGACGGAGAGCCAACGGGAATAAAATTACCTTACGTCGTTACAGTCGAAGAAGGTAGTAGGAAAGTATTGTCTATAAGACGAAACTTTGCGCCCAATGATCCAAAGAAAAATAAAATCCAATATTTCGTCCACTTCAAATTTCTGCCAGGACTAGGTTTTTATGGCTTAGGATTAATTCATATGATTGGCGGATTGAGCCGTACTGCAACTGCGGCTCTCCGTCAGTTATTAGATGCTGGGACATTATCAAACCTACCCGCAGGATTTAAACAAAGAGGCGTTAGAGTAAAAGACGACTCTACAGCGATTCAACCAGGAGAATTTAAAGATGTTGACACTCCAGGTGGTAATCTAAAAGATGCTTTCGTATTCTTACCTTACAAAGAACCATCAGCTACATTATTGCAGTTAA